TCACTCTACGACCAATAGCACCCCAGAAGTGGAAAGGCCAGCTTGGCCTCCCTGGGAAAACCCACGCCAACGCCGTGGAGATTTGTGCCGCTTACTTCGACGAGAAGTTTCCAGCGTTCAAGCACCTGATTCGTGGACCACGCGGCGGGCTGCTCGACGGAAGGATCGACGCCTTGTGCATTGCGTATTACGGTTGGCTGGGTGAGACAAGCCTCTGTGGACACATGGGCGGTAAGAGGCCAATTAGGAGACAGATATGACGACACTGGAAGAACGCAAGGCCCAGCGTCGAGCCGCCCAGGCCCGGTATCGCCTCGCTCACAGTGAAGAGATTCGTGCTCGTGCCTTGGCGACACCGAGGAAGCCAAAAACTGAGGAACAAAAGCGAAAGAACCGAGAACGTATGCGGGCCTGGGCTGCGGAGAACCGGGATTTAGCTCGGGAGAAAACTCGCCAGTGGAAAAAGGATAACGTCTACTGGCGTGTAAAGCAGTTATACGGCATAGGCCCCGAAGCAGTTGAACGGATGTTTGGGGAACAAGGCGGCGTGTGTGCGAGTTGTGGTGACGCTATCAGCTTGATTGTCGGCTCCGAGAGCTATAGGCAGATAGACCATGATCATACGAAGACGAAGGGGGACGCCGGATACGTTCGCGGGCTGCTTTGTCAAGGTTGCAACCAGGGATTGGGACGGTTTCAGGACAGTGTAAAGAGGCTACAGAATGCTATTGTATACTTGGAGTCCCATGCTCAATAAACTCAGTGCATCTAGCATTGCCGCATTCAAAACGTGCCCCGTTAAATACCGGCTTTCATACCTCGAAGGTTTGCGGCCAGCGGTGGAAGCGGATACGCTCAGAGTTGGTAGTAGCTGGCACGGGGCCATCGAGGCATATGAAAAGGCGGATGGGGATAAGATGGTGGCGGCGATGGAGTACCTCAATAACAGGTACGCCGAGGTTCCTGTCCATAAAACGACGGCGGAATACGCCCTTGAGCAGGTGACACTCATAACCTGTTTGACGGGGTATATTTGGTATCATCAGAACGACCCCATCGAGGTCCTGGCCGTGGAACTCCCCTTTGACCTCCCTCTCCACATGCCCAAGAGCGGCCTCCCGCTTCCTACCGCCGAGGTGGTGCGAACCGGGAAGATCGACGCTCTGGTTCAGCGTGGTGGGAAGATTGGCGTGCTGGAACGGAAGACCACGAGCCGCAGCATCGACCCCGACTCTGATTTTTGGGACCGGTGGCGGAAGGACACCCAGATCAGCAACTACTGCCTGGCGTTGCGGGACATGAAAGCCGCCGGCCTGCTTCCCGCGAATGTTCCCCTTGACATGCCGTGGGCAGGTGTTATAGTGGATATCTTCAGGAAGCCCACGATTGGACCGAAGATGTTGACCCAGGGTGACACCAAAGCCTTCATCGAATCAGGCGATTACATGGGCGAGAAGTTCGCGGTCGAAGTCACCGGGGAAAGCCCCATCGTCCGAGTAGACGGTGAAATGGGCGAGTTGGAAATGGGCAAGAAAGGCTTCGCCATCCGCGAAACCCTGAAGATGTTCTCCGCCCGGTTACTGCTGGACATTCAGCAGACCCCGGAGAAGTATTTTGCCAGGCGTGAGATCGCTAGGACTGATCAGGAGTTGAGCAAGTTCCGCAAGGACCTGTTCGTTACCTATCAGTCGATGAAGATGCACGACACGCACAACCTCTGGGTGGAGAATGAAAGTGCTTGCGACTCCCCCTACCGCTGTGCCTACAAGAGTATATGCTATGGTGCTGGTAGCGAGGCAGCGTGTGATCGTCAGGCCCCAGTGCCAGCAGGGTTTAAACGCCTCGCGTACGTGGACCTTACAGTGTCTGCAAAATCAGAGGAGGAATGATGGCCGGCAAGGGAGATCAATACCGACGAGTTGACCCGCGTAAGTGGTCCGAGAACTACGACTTCATCTTTAACAAAGGAACAATTCATGCCCCCGCCCCCGATACGACCACTCCCCACTGGGACGCCTTCCTCTGCTCCTGCGGCATCGGCTACGACCCCGAGTGCGAAGCCCAGTCTGCCCCCGCAGCCGAAGCCCCAGGCAGCCCCAGCCCGGCAGCCGGCGAAGACGTTCTCGGTTGTGACTCAATCCGGGACGGGACAGGGTGAACGAATTGTGATCTATGCGAAGCCGGGCCTGGGCAAGACTAGCCTCGCCTTCCTGGCCCCGTCCCCGGTATTCATCAGTCTTGATGACGGCTCCCGCCGCCTGGGGGCGAACTCCATTCCAGGCATCGAATCCTATCAGGACGTGCGGGATGCTATTCAGCAGGTTCCTTCCCTGATCCCCAAAGGCGGTACGCTGGTGCTGGACGAGCTAACCCGGCTGGAACAACTTGCTGGCCCGCACATCTTCGCGACCATCAAGGCCCCCAGTGGCAAGACCGCCAGCAGTCTTGAAGAATATAGTTACGGCAAGGGCTGGAGTCATCTGAAAGAGCACATGATCTACGTGCTCGCGGACCTTGACAACGTAATTCGGGCGGGTATAAATGTGATCCTGCTGGCCCAGGAAGGTGCGGCTCGTATCCCCAATCAAGACGGGGTGGATTTCCTGGAGGCAGGCCCCGCACTGTACAATACTGCAAATGCCAATGTGCGGATGGCAGTGATCGCGTGGGCTGATCATGTTCTGCGAATCAACTACGCAGATATGACCATCCTGAAAGAGAACGTGAACGCTAGAGCGGGGAAAATCAGTGGGGATCGGACAAGGGCTATCTATGCGGATGGTCCTCTGTCTTTTGTCGCGAAGTCTCGCCCCATTGGGGGCAAACGGTTGCCGGCTGCGATATCGTTCGGGAACGAATCGGACGACAGCCTGTGGTCTATGATTTTCAGAGGAGCAATACCAGATGCAAGTACGTAACACCCTCGTCGCTGTACGATTGGACCCCATCGCCGCCGAAAAGAAAGTCGGCGACATCATCGTGTCCACCCACGGCGACCAGTTCGCGACCGGCGTTGTGACCCATGTGGGCCCCGGTAACCTTCACTCTGGCGGTGGCCGTAGTGAGACGCATGACCTCCACCCCGGCGATCGGGTGCTGGTGAAGGCGTTCGAGATTCGTCCTGGTCGTATCCAGGGCAGCATGGAGAAACAGCCGACCTCCATCGAATACACGTATCAGAATGAGAAGGTCAACCTGTACGAACAGACCTTCGTTGCCTTGATCCTGGACTGAGTTTCAGAACCAAACCCTTTTCAAGAAAGCGAGCAGAACCTATGTCACAAGTAGACCGTGCGGGGGCGTTTATTGCTACGATTACGGAGGCGGGGTATTCGGAAACGAAGAAAGGCTTTCCCCAGTTCGTCGCGAAGTTCGTCGCCACGAAGCGGTACGTGGTGGAGAAGTCCGAAATGGCTGCTCTTACGCCGCCTATTACGGAGGCTGGTTGGGTGGACTGGAACTACGGCGATGAACTCGTCGGTTACCTAGTCCTCTTTAACGACTCCGGCCCGTTGAAGAACTTCGAGCAAATCCAACTGGCGACCGGCTGGACTGGTACGGACTTCCAGGACCTGGCGACCCTCTCTGGTAAGTCGGTCCTGATCCGCGTGGAGGAGAATACGTGGAACGACAAAACCTCACTCCAGGTGACCTGGATCGACGCCCCAGACGCCTCGCCGGAACGGAGTATCAAGCAGGCCGATGCCCCCACGATCGCGGCGGCGAACAGCAAGTGGCTGGCGGGCCGGAAGGCTCCGCCGAAGCCCACGGTGGCAGCGGCGTTGCCAAAGCCCGCAGTAGCGAAGCCCGCCGCACCTGCCGCTTCTGCGGTGGCACCTCCTGCTACTGCTGTCCCTGCTGCGGCAGCCCCTGCACCGACCACAACATCGGCTGCCCCCTCTACTCCTAAGAACCCGCCCGGTCGCAAGCCCAAGGCGACGGTTGAAGTCCCTGTTGCCGCCACCGGCTGCACCCTGGCTGAAGCCTGGGAGGCCGTGAGCAGTGAATCCGCCCGTGGCAAGGTGGAGTTGACGGAGGTGGAGGATATGTGGATCACCCACCTCAATGTGATCGCCAAGGATGTTCCCGACGACAAGGTCACCCCGGAGCAGTACGCTGCCACCCGTGACGCTGTGCTCGCGGAGATCGCGACGAAGAACGGGAAGTAGTGACCCCCGGTAACAGACCGGAAAAACTACTGAGTATCCTGTAGCTTAATGGTAGAGCGACGTAGGTGCGGGTTCGATTCCCGCTAGGATACCTTAACTAGGAGATCAGAACATGGCAACGATTCTCGTAGCATCAGGCGACAACCTCACCACGAAAGTGGAAGCAGCGAAGCCAGGTGATATTGTCCAACTGGCTGCGGCCACCTGGACCCTCATGCAAAGTTTCACTCTTCCGTCAGGCGTCACGCTTCAGGGTGAGCCCGGTTTTCAATCCCACCTCGTCTTTAACCTCTCTGGTCAGGACCTGCACGGCATCGTGATCCCGGCCAATGCCAGCGGTTGTGTTATCAGCGACATCGATGTCGTCAGCAGCAACGGCCTGATCAAGATGTGCGATGGCTCCGGTTACAATAACATCAGCATCGTGGGGAATCAGTTTCAGTATGGAGGCGGGCAGTACGCGAACGGCACGGACGTGTTTGGCATCTTCGCCACGATCCCTGGGGTTGGTCTGACCATCACTGACAACCTCTTCCACGACTCCCCGAACTCAAATCGAAACTGGGAGTTGTACAATCAAACGAACCTGACCATCAGATACAACACCTTCCGCAATATCGTGGATGGTGGCCACGTCGTCGAGCCGGGTAACAACTTCATCTTTGACCACAACCTCGGCTCTGGCGTCCAGCGGATGGGCCAGGAGATTCAGGGCAACGGCGTTGTCACTGGCATGCAGGTCACCAACAACACCTTCTACGACTGGCGTAACCCCTACGAAGACAGCTTCGGCATGTCCATCGTGATGTTGAACGCGGTCGCCCCCCTGATCCAGGGTAACTACGTTGAGTTCAGTATGGCCTCTGGGGCCGTCTGGGGGCCGAAGGATTCAACCGGGGCCAACCGGTTCGGGTACGGCTATGAACTGGGAGGCACCAATGTTCAGCTACTCGGTAATACCTTCGTGGCTCTCTTTCGCTGCGGTGCGGGATACTGCACTGCCAGCAAGACGACCTACGCCAAGGGGAACACCTCCTACGACGCCAACAAGTTTGCCCAGTGGGGAGACTTTACAGCGGAGACTGGTGGAGCGTACACCAACGCGGCTACCCTTCTTTCTGACAATGAGGTGATGATCACAGGTACGACACCACTCCCAAACGTCGGAACGGTGTCCGCCCCAGTGGGGGTTGTGACACCGACTCCCGTCGTACCTGTTACGCCTGTGGTGCTGACTTCGCCCCCCGTAGTCGCTGCCCCTGTTGTGGCACCCACACCCCCCGCAGTTACCGTTAAAGGTCTGCTCCTCACCCTCGCAGAGGATGGACACGGGTGGACCTGCGGCCTCCCAGTACCGGATGGACTGGTCGCACCTAAGCACGTAACCTCTGGCACTCTGGTGCTGACGTGCAGCGACGGTACGACTCAGACGTTCAAGATGGTGCTCTGAACGGAGGTCCTGTGGCGAACGACTGGAACGCCCTGCACTGCACGTTTCTTAACAACTGCACGCCGGGGATGTACCAATGGCTGGGAACGAACCTGGGGGTGACCCCCGAGGCTCTGACCCAGCTTCAGATTGGGTACTCCCCGCGTGTGGTGTTCGGCGGCAAGGGTCTGAAGAAAGAGTACATTTCATACGATGGTTGGTTCACCGTACCAATGAGGGATGAGAATGCGAAGCTGACAGGCTTCAGTCTGCGGAACTGCGGCGGTAAGAAACTGATGTATCCTGGCTCGAAGCCGGGTACGATCTATGTCGTTAATCCAAACCATAGAGAGGGTGAACATGGATACAGTACGGGTAGTCACAACTGGGTCCGCGTGGCTGATGGTGGGGTGCCTTGTCCTATTTGCGGTAAAGCTGATGGTTGCCTTGTCTCGTCTGAGTGCCCCACCGACCCAAAAGCCGTCGTCTGCATCAGAACCGAAAGCCCCAAGCCGCTGAAGTTAGGCTGGCTGCACATCAGGAAAGATACCGGCATCCTGGCCAGTGCTTCCCCGCTCGCCGACAGTGAGAAGCCGGTGCTAGTAGTCGAGGGAATGTCAGACGTAGCAGCCGCATATGACCTGGGCTTTCCTGCGATCGGCAAGCCCAACAACATCGGCGGTCAGAATATCGTGGCTGAACTGGTACGCGGTCGCACCGTCATCGTGATGGGTGAGAACGATAAGAAAGCCAACGGAGAATGGCCCGGCCAGATCGGGGCCTCGATGTCCCTGAAGTCGTGCTTGACAACGACAGGGAAAGCCCGTATCCTGTTCCCGCCGGAGCATGTGAAAGACCTTCGGGCCTGGAAGAATAACTATGGCCTGACAGCAGTCACTCTCCTGGCTGATGCCGAGGAGAAGGGCCAGGAGCAGATCACCGATGACCTGATCCCCGACGATCGGCCCCTCACGATCTTCCGCCGCTTTCTGAAGGAACAGTACACGGCCGGCAAAGTCACGCTGTTGAAGAACTGGGAGGACCGATGGTACGTATACAACGGTTCAGACGGCTGTTACAACAGCGTGGAGGAGAACGCCCTCATCGGGGAGTTCGCCCGCTGGACCGACAACAAGCAAGTGATCATGGACCGTGCTCAAGGCCCCAAGCCGGAGAAGCTGAAATACACCGCCGGCCTGTGGTCCAGCATCCGACAGGTGGCCCTGGCTGATGGGTACCTGACGGGTACGCTGCCTCAGTGGATCAACGGGAAGAACGGGCTTGACATGCACAGCCTGATCTGCTTTAATAATGGAGTGCTTGATGTTGATGCCTATCTTGAAAACTCGGCGGTTGCCCTGCTCCCATCCACTCCCGATCTTTTCACGGTCAATGCGTTGCCGTTTAGTTTTGACCCGACTGCGGTCTGTCCGCTATGGCTCGCTTTCCTCGAAAGCAGCCTGGGTGACGATCCCGCGAAGATCGCTCTACTTCAGGAATGGCTCGGTTATTGCATGACTTCAGACATCAGCATGGAGAAGATGCTGTACATGCGAGGCCCCACTGGTCACGGCAAGGGCACCATCCTGAACATCATCTCCCACCTGGTTGGGAAAAAGAACGTGGCCAGCCCCCAGTTCAAGAAGCTGGCTGACAACTTCGGCCTCCAATCCCTGATCGGGAAACTGGTGTGTCTGATCGGTGACGCTCGCGACGACCGGGCCGGGGCCTCCCTGGTGGGGGCACTGGAAGTCCTGCTCTCGATCGTGGGTGGTGATGAACTTCAGATCGATCGTAAGTTCCTTCCACGGGTAGAAGGGATCAAGCTGACGACCAGGATCACGATCGCCTCGAATATCTTCCTGAATATCCCGGACCCATCAGGTGCGATGGAGCGGCGATTGATGCTCCTGGACTTCCAGAAGAAGGTCACGGAGGATCAACGGGATCACACTTTGAAACAGCGGCTCCCCGAGGAGATCGCGGGCATCGCGGCCTGGGCCTTGGAGGGTCTGAGGAGACTGCGTTTAAACGGTGCGTTCACTGTACCGGCGTCGAGCCTCACGGCGATGCAGGAGTGGAAGCTGTTCAACAACCCGCTGGCTAGCTTCCTGGACGAATGTACGACGGCGGACCCCAAAGGTGTGGTGCCTCGTCGCATGCTGTTCGATGGATGGAATAGCTGGGCTGGGGCGAAGCGGCTGCCCGTGGGCACGAAGTCCCAGTTCTTTAACGACATCGTCACCCTGGCCACCTATGTATCACAAGACAGTATGGAGATCGGTGGCCGGCAGGAGATTATCTACCGTGGACTGGCGTTCACTTCGGACGCCGCACGGAGGTACCTCGGCAAACCTTCTTAGGAGAGAACCATGTTGCCCACAGACAGTAAGACCCGAAAAGATTACCCCGTTTTTGATGGATTCGCTGCATACTTCCCGGATGCGATTGCAGAAGTAGCCCACGTAAGTTATGTGGGAAATGCGAAACACAACGGCGAGGGGACGCCTCTCAAGTGGTCCCGGAGTAAATCAAGCGACCATGCGAATTGTCTGCTACGGCACCTATTGGAAGCTGGCACGATCGACAGTGACGGCCTGCGGCATACCGCAAAGGTAGCCTGGCGTGCCCTGGCCTTGCTCCAGGTCGAGATCGAGAACACAGGTAAGACGCCGCCCGTGGAGGAAGAGATCAAAGCGAAGATGGAGGCGGCACGGGAGCCAGAAGTGGCGGAACCCACAATCCCAGGTGCCCATAGCTTCTGTTCCACCTACTATATCTCGGGGCCGATGAGGAATTACCTCGACTTCAACTTCCCGGCCTTCGACGCCGCCAAAGAAGACTTGGAAGCACGCGGCTATAACGTGATCAGCCCTGCGGATATGGACCGGGCAGACCCGCAAACCCGCGCTGAGTGTGGCCTTCCGCAGCACGTCTACGCCGCCCGTGACACCCAGGTCCTGATCACGCTGGCGGAAGACAAGGACAACTTCGGTTTGGAGAACGGCATCTACATGCTGCGGAGGTGGCAGAAGAGTAAGGGAGCGACCGCAGAGCACGCCCTTGCTCAATGGCTTGGACTGAACATCATTTATCAGGAGTATGAATAATGGCAAAGCGTAAGACCGACATCCGTAACGTGATCGCAATCTCGGACACCCATGTTGGGTGTCAGGTTGCTCTCTGTCACCCTGATGGAGCCTCTCTTGACGGGGGTGGGCTTTACATGCCTTCCCTCGTGCAGAAGAAGGTGTGGCAAATCTGGGAACAATTCTGGGGTGAGTGGGTGCCGAAGGTGACCCACGGCGAACCCTTCGCGGTCGTCCATAACGGGGATGCCATCGACGGCAGCCACCATAACTCCACGACCCAGTGGAGCCACAACATGAAGGATCAGGTTGAGCACGCCTATAAAATCCTTCAGCCGGTCGTGGAAGCATGCGAAGGCCGGTACTATCACATTCGCGGCACCGAAGCCCACGTTGGCCAGAGTGGTGTCGAGGAGGAGAACCTGGCGAAGAAACTGGGGGCCATCCCCGACGATACCGGCAACGCCGCCCGCTGGGAACTGTGGAAGCGAATTGGGTCGCACCTGATTCACTTCTCCCACCACATTGGGACTACCAGCAGTGCCGCCCACGAAACCTCGGCGGTCAATGCGGAACTGGCCTCCTGCTTTAACGAGGCTGGACGCTGGGGACACGAACCCCCGGCAGTGGTTGTACGGTCGCATCGCCATCGCAACAGCGAGATCAGGTTGCCGGCGAAGTGGGGCTATGCTATCGGGTTCGTCACCCCGGCCTGGCAGTTGAAGACCCCGTTCGTATTCAAGATTCCTGGTGGGCGTACTAGCACGCCGCAGATCGGCGGCAGTATCATCCGTCTGGGTGACGAGGAACTGCACACCCGTCACTTCGTACACGACATCGGTCGAGGGAGAACGGAATGAGGGCTGACCCGATCATCACGATGGATGAGTGGTTAGACGCAGTGTGGACCGCTAAAGCCCCGCCTCCTGGAAGTTTCACCATCCCGGACCTGATGAAAGCCGGTTTCACACGGGCATCGGCTCGTACCCGAATCGAGCAGGGTCTGCGGACTGGAGAATTGAAGTATGTAGCGTCGTCTATGAAGGGGGCAAAGTATTATCTCGCCCGAAAAATCTCTACGAAAGGATAGGTTATGACTCAACGTTCCGCGTACATTACGATCGGCGTTTGCTTTCTGTTCTACATTCTGATGATCTGTCTGTCTGGTTGTGCCGCCCACCCGGTCGTTCCCCTTCACCCGGCCCCGGAGTTTGTCAAGCCGGGGCAGACGCCGGCCAGCCTGACCGCAGTGGCTAAGGGCCTGGATGGGTTTATACTTCTCAGCGTGATCGCCGTGGGTGTCGGCATCGCCCTGTTCTTCCTCCTGCCGGCCACACACAATGTCTCTGTATCCCTCGTGGCTATCGGGGGCGGGATTGAGATCAGCAGTCTGGTCACCAGGGCCAGCTTGTGGTTGGTGCCATACGCGGTGATCGGCCTGGTCGTGTCCGCCTTCGTCGCCCTGGTCTACGAACTGTACACCCATAAGGGCTTCTTGAAGATGGAGGCAACGGCGGTTAAGAGCGACTTCGAAACAGAAGTGGACAGGGCTCTGGCTGCGGTGAAGTCCGGTGTCGCGACTGTGACGACCGAAGTGAAGAAAGTCTAATGCGACCCCTGCGTACAGATTCCGATTTCTTGGCCCTGGCGAAGGTAGGCGGGTCAGCCGCCTTCGCCAGGGCCTGTGATACCGGCACCTATACCCCGCCGACTGAGAGAGCATTCCCCTGGGGTCATGGCTGGTCATTCACCGTGACCAGCGACCGGGGGAATCAGTGGTCCGTGAGAATCGCGGTGGACGAAGTGAAGCGACGGTATCGAGTCAACGTGAGGAAAATCTGATGGGACCCCCAAAAATCGTCACGGTCTACACCGCCCCGGATGTTGGCACCATCGACATCCGGAGCATCGACATCACTGCTGATTTTGTGATCTGGAATCGTGGGGGTGAACTGCGGAAGATCAGCAAGGCTATCCTTCAGGAGGCTGCCCGTCTCTTCCTGGACGGACAGAGAATGGTATCAGCCGGCAGGCTCCCAGAATTACCACCCGAGTGGACGTTAATTTACTGGGAAGCCTGCTTGCCGATAACCACACACCGCCCCATCACCGTCAACTAATCTTCAGGTGGGACTTAATCCAGCCCCAGGCTGCGGCCAGCCCCGCCGCAAGCCCAGCACTGAACACCCCATACCCGATCAGAGCATGCTTCTGATCTTTCTCCAGTTTGTCGAGCCTACCGTCTGATGTGGCGGCACCCGCCTTCAGGTCTTTCACATCCTGGATAAGCGGCGTCATGGAGTTTTGTAACTCGGTACGGACGGCCTGCACCATCGGCTCGACGAAGTGTTTGGTGAACTGATCGACATCATCAAGGTTAATCTGGATTCCCACTGGGCACCGCCTTTATTACTTTGTCACGAAGAGACTCCCACGCCTGATATTCATCCGGCGAAGTCTTCTCCTCCTGGACGTTCCCCATACGATCGTAGAGTCCCTGACGCATTGCGTTCTGTTCCTCTGGGGTCGCCTTGTCCCATGCCCTACTGAGCATCCACGGCGTCAACTGGGTATCGTAAACCAGGGAGCCTATCCCGTTGGGGGCTTGGGAGCGTTTATCTACTGACGCCGCGATCGATTCCGTCATCCAAGGCTTCTCCCGCATCTCCGCTCCCACCTCGTCTCGACTCCGGCCATCCTTAAGTTCCTGTGCCCACCGGGCTTCTGAGGTGTGCATATCCTGTGACCGAAGATTCCGGCCACCCGTCTCCGACATATTGTGGAGGTCATCGAAGATCGACTGCTGGGCAGCGGAATCGGTTGGGTGCGAAACATGGACACCCGCCGCTTGGGCTGCTGTGTCCCGAGCCTTCTGAAGGACGTTGCGAGGAGCCTCTTCTGCTGGCTCGCTCTTGAAGGGTTCGGTAAACACCCCAGACGAGAGGCCCTTGAGCATGTGCCAGGCCCCACGTCCTGTGTTACCAAGGAGCGACCCATCATCTGGTCTGATTTGGTTGCCCTCCCGGTCCTTGTTCTCGTACAATTCTTTCGCCGATTCAAATGTCGGGTTGAACTTGTTCAGCGTAGAATGAACTGGGTTGTCATACATCGCCAGGGCGTCCGCAACAGTGCTACCCCAGTTGAGACGGCCTTCGTTGCCATTCTCGTCGGGGATGCCAGTTCGTGGATGAACCAAATCCGTGAGGTCTTTGGGTTTCTCGGCGGTGCCCGTGTTCAGCCTCGTCATCAACATCTGCAATGCCGTGCTGATCACTGCCGTGGTACCGATCATCCCGGCGAATGCAGCCCCGGTTGCGGTACGGGCGGCCTTGTCGCCCGCGATCGCGTTCGTAAGATTCGCGACCTGACCTTCCCAGTACCGTTCTGCTGGCAATGCGATCTCTGCGATCGACCGCCCGACCGTCTGCTTGAACTCTGGGGACCTGATGTGGGCACCGATCATGCGTTGAACGGCGTCAGCCTCAGCCGCCATCTCGGTACGACCTTGCTCCAGGGAAACACCCTGACGCATCTGGCGTTCAGCAACACCCTTCAGGTGGGCCGCGACCATGTTAGGGAGAATTTCCCCAAACTGATAATCGTGCGGCATGGAGAGAACGTGGCCCACAGCCTTTGCGTAGTCCCCATCCTTCACGGCGGTGAAAACATTCTTGAGGGGACCGGCTGGGTTCTCTCCAACGACGGAGCGAAGACGTACCGCTGGATTCACAGACATCACACGCTCGCCGACCTCACCGGCAGTTCCACTCTCCAGGGCACGACGCAACTTACTACCTGATACCTGGCCGGCAGTGGCAGCGTCAATCAGGCGAGCGGCGATAGCTCCCGTATCGCCACCTTCGCGGAAAGCGTTGGCCACGTTAAGACCAACCATATTCGCCGCTGCCTTGGCAGAGTGTCCCATGCTCAGAGCGTATCGCAGCTTTAGGCTCGCGTGTGCGAGTGATTGGGCGATGCCAGCGACGGTACCTTGTATTGGCTGCTCACTGAAGTTATTCAGTTTCGCAGCATCCTCGGGGGCCATGTAGAACGTGCCCTTCTGTTTCCGGCCAGTGAATGCATGGCTGGTATCGTCGGGCATATCGTTGGGGCCGGGACGGTTATAAGTTGGCTCCTGGGAGTCAAGAAACTTCTGGCCGTCGAAGTATGACATCCCGGCGACCTGGCCAACCTTCTGAGCCGGGAGAGATTCCTTCCGTGTCTCGGTGCCGAGGATGCGGTCATTGACCGGGATCATTCCCTCGGGGGCCTTCTGTCCCTCGGGCACCCAGGTGGCTCGCTGGTCATCCTCCAGGTTCCGCATGGTCCGCCGCGAGTTGAGGTTCTTCTCCACCTCGTATTGCCGGGCGATCTGCATATCCAGGGGGTTGTCGAACTTGGGCTTCCCACCGTGGGCGATGGCGGCGTCGTAGGCTTCGCTAAACGTATCGTACGTCTGACGCTTCAGAGGGTTGTTGGTGCCAGCCACGGAGTTGCCTGTCCCGCCTCCCTGGTTATCAGGGAATGAGAACAGGCGGGACAGACCCTCGCCTTCGGGATCAAGATGCTTGATGCCGAGAT